ACTGTAATCCTTGGTTCGTTAATCATTCTCTGGTTTTTTGCCCCCAAATGGAAATGAACAATCAACTCGAAATGCTGACTGCTCGTGAACAGTTAATGGAGGACATTGATTGTATCATCGAGGAGTATTTCCAAGAGTATGGTATCGCAAACGACTCTGAACTTGTGAAGGTCTTGTGTGATGCTGTCTGCGCTAACTTTCCCGTTAACTAACACAAACTCCCTGTGAGTTCTTTATACTCGCGGCGGCTGACCCCCTGTGCCAGTTGGGGAACTGTCCACTAAACCCCCACAAGGTCCCCAGATCGTGTATTGTAATCAAGTCGTCAGGAATTGCCCCTCTTGAGAACTTACCGAATCGAGGTTGATCGTATCAATCCCGACAAGTCTGTCACCCATTTGGTAGAGTATCGCAAGATGCCTAAACCTAAGACCATCAAGGGATCTGATCGCCAACTTAACAACATGGTGAACAAGATTGCCGAAGAACTCAACTACTACCGTGTAGAGTTCAAGCGTTACACTGTCTCCGTTGTTCCCTCTGTTTGATTATCATGTTTGAAGAACTCTGGTCTGAGATTGCTGATGCTCCTGGGGAGATCTTTGACATCCCCGAGATGCAAGAACTTGAAGAAAAGTTCGATGTCAATGAGTACCTGAACGGAAACTACGACTACTGATTAACATCATGGTTAAGCAATCTATCGTTAAACCGACTATGGTCAAGGTCGGTAATGATTGGGTCAAGACTTACAAGGACGTGCCCAAGATTGTCAATTCGTGGAAGAAGATCAACAACATGATTGACGACGTTTTTAATAACGTCATGTACGATCATGCCATTCTTCATAAACCCCTCAACCTGTCTAATTGGTCCAACATTCTCTACTGAAATGAACTACCAAGTCACTGAGATTGAGTTTGATTTTGATGATGCTGTTGATGAGGAATTAACTCCTGAAGATGAGAAGGAATTGTATGACGAAATCATTGGTTCTTTCTGGGAGGCAGTAGATGGAGATGATTTAGTAGAAGAGATCACCGCCGCTACTGGTTGGTGCATCAAGTCCATCGATTACCGTCACATTCTTAACTGAAACTCATGAACCGTTCTGAACTCCAAGACGCTCTCATTCAGCAGATGATTGATGACATGGATCTTAAGACGATGACGTGCCTTTGTTATGATTATCTGATGGAGGGTTATGATAAGTATTCGGATGAAGAGTTGACTGAAGAGTGTAAAGAATACTACCCCGAATTGTTGGAGGGTTAATTATACCCAGGTCAGCCGCCCGACCAGTTGGCAGAGTGTCCACCAAACCGACCAAAGCGCCCCGATCGGTGCCATACTAAGGGCATCAAACGAAACGAAACAAAATGCGCCTTGACGTGATCTGCCCCGCTGCTCCGTGGGAGAACACCACCACCGATGCCGATCGGGCATGGGACCTCTGCTTCGACCTGTCTGAGGAGTTCGGATACGCCGAAGTTCGCCAGAACGGCATCGTGATCGGAGACTACGGCAACCCCGCCACCTTCCTGGACTGGCGGTGACAGTCGGGGGAGTGTCCACTCCCTCTTGACTTTCCCTCCGATCCGTCCCATACTACCATTGTTCAAACAACACGACACCATGCGTAAGATCGAACAGCAAATGAACGCCGCCATTTCTAACAATCAGAACTGGCAATCTGGAAACACCGCTGTTACTTACGATCCCGAAACTAACGAGTCTACTGTATACCTGCACGGTAACAAGATCGCCGTGGTTGGTGATGACTTCGTTCAAATCTTCGACGGTGGTTATCAGTCAAACACCACCAAGTCCCGTCTGAATGCTATTCTCTCCGAGCATGGTATTAAGGGCGAAGGTGTATTTCAACGGGACTGGAAGTGGTATGTCCACAAGTTCATCGGACAGACTGCAATCACTGGTCCTGTCTATAACGAATACGACTTCGAAGATGGGTTCATGTTCGCATAAAGAATTGGGGGGCAATTGCCTCCCTTTTTTTATACCGCGAAGCGGCTGAAAAGTCGGCTGCCTGAGTGACGACCGTTTTCGTCATCAGGGCGACCCTGCCCCTCCTTCGCTTGTGACCCTATTGTAGAGCCAGGAGATGCCGCAGGCAGCCGACTGGGGACAGTTCGCAGACTGTCCACCAAACCGACACAGGACCCCCAGACCCCCTATAATAAGAGCATGAAGAACACCCACCTGGAACACGCCGAAGACACCATCCTCACGGGCGACCTGTCCGTTCTGGATTGGTTCGTGACCCCTGGCACCCTGTCGGTCAAGATCGACGGAGCGCCTGCGATCGTCTGGGGAACCGACCCTGCAAACGGTCAATTCTTTGTAGGAACCAAGGCAGTATTTAACAAGAAGAAGATTCGTATTGCCCACAGTCATGAGGAGATTGATCAACACTATGAGGGCAACGTTGCTAAGATCCTGCATGCTTGCTACGATTATCTGCCCCGTCTGAGCACCATCTATCAGGCAGACTTCATCGGTTTCGGTGGATCTGATGAGTATCAATCCAACCTGCTGACTTATAAGTTCCCCGAAGTTGTTGAGCAGCGTATCATCATCGCTCCTCACACTTGCTATTATGCTGAGAAGGATCTTCGTGATGCTGAGGCATACCCTGATCGTTCCATCTGGAATGATAACTACCTGGTGAAGTTCGTTAAACCTGAAGCATACATTGCTCACGGTCAAACGTCCTTTGCTGATGTAGAGGAAGTCTGCCAGTTTGCCCGTCAAATGGCAACCACTGCCACCTTTGTTTCTGATAAGGAAGCAGCAAAGATTAAGCAACAGATCAATGCCTGCATTCGTGCTGGTGAAGAGATCAACCCTGACGACTTCGATTGTGATGCTAACCTGCTGCGTCTGTGGGCATTGGTGAAGTCGATCAAGGATGATTGCCTCTACCTCTGCCGCAATGATGGTCCTGCAGCATACCTGTACGGCAACCGAATTGATGCCGAGGGTTATGTTCTCTCCAATGAGTTCGGTATGATGAAGTTGGTCAATCGTGAGGTCTTTTCTAACGCTAACTTCAACCACGGGCGCTTTCAGGTCGCATAAGCGACGCTAATGGGTCAGGGGGTTGACCCACCCCCCGATCCGTGCCATACTATGTTCAACAACCACTCACAACGGGCGATCAAGTCCGAGGAGAATCAAATGTCCACTCTGAACCAATTTTTCATTGAGTGCCTCAACCTTAAGTATGCAGGCAACTCTCAAGATAACCCGCTTCATGAACAGCAGGTGGAAGAACTTCTGAAGAAGTTCAACCTGACCTACGAAGCACAACCTAACGGAATCCAGAACTCTCCTGATTTCCGTGTACACTTTGAAGGCAAGTCCTACGACATTGAATGTAAGTCTTCAAAGCAGGCATATCCTACCTATAACGGTGGTCTTCCCAAGGAAGGTGTAATCTACATCTTCAGCAGTAAGAAGTACAATGAGACCACTGTTTTCTTTGCCGATGATGTAGTCTCCACCGCAAAGCGTGACCTCTACGCTGAGTTCCTGGAGAAGCAAAATGCCCTGCTTCAGGAATACCGTGCCCTGGAAGAATGGAAGAACGATGAGCGCGGGTTTGACTTCTATTGCCGTGCCATGTACACTCAAAGCGGTGGCAAGTCTAAGACCGATTACTTCACTCACTCCAAGCGCGGTTACTGTGAAGATCGTGTGGTAAATTACGCCTTCTGAGTTATACCCAGGTCGGCTGCCCGACCAGTTGGGGGACTGTCCACCATTCCCCCTGCAACCCCCTGAGACCTGCCATACTAAGCACATCAGCAAACGACCCATGCGAATCGAAGTCCGTTACCAGACCCCCTACAACCAGTGTGAGTGGCGCTCCCAGTGGTTCCGCACCATGGAGGAAGCGCAAAGCATGGTAGAGTTCTACCGCTCCTGTGGTTCCCCTGCTCACATCGCTCCCTCCTCCATGGCACAGTTCGCCCGATGATTAAAGCACTCACCCGCTCCCGTTCTGCAGACTTCCATCGCCAAACCATGCTTAAGACCCTTCTCATCGCTTTAATCCTGATCCTCTGCTGGGAACCGATCCGCCCTGCCCGTACTGTGACGGCAGACGTACTGGTACACGTCTCAGAAATGATCCGCCGCTGACCCTGTAGAATACAAGGAACAAAGCAAACGACATGACCCACACCTTCGCAGTTCAACCCGCCTACTGGGACAAGTTCGATCAGCACGGTTGCTGGTGGGCAGAGTCGATCAACCACGCCTACCGCATCGCTCAATTCTGGGGCGAACCCTGTATGATCTGGATGTGCCCTGAGAAG